TTGGTAGTACATTTGTGTTTGATGAAACATTAACAGATTATGCATCTGTACCTTCATCAATTGCAGGATCAAATAACCTATTTACTCAAGCAACAGGCTCTTATACTTCTGCCTTTATTAAATATACAGCTGCAAGTGCATCAAATGCTAGAGCAGGTGAAGTAATTGCTGTATGGAATGGAGGCACAACTCAATTTACTGATTTTTCAACTGTGGATGTAGGAACTACAACTGCAGTAACTGCTTCTGCTACAATAGTAACTAATAATCTTCAATTTAATATACAAACTAATACTTCAGGTTGGAATATTAAATCAATAATAACATATATTTAAAAATAATAATTTATGATTTATCAAGTACAAATGCAATTCATTCCAGGCAACGATTCAATTTGGGTAGCTCACCTTAATCCTGAAGATCCAATTTACGAATACGATAATGAGTCTGAAGCACAAACTAAAGCTGATGAATTACAAGCAGCTGACCTAACAGGAAGAAAATACAGGGTACAACAAATAGCTTAATATGGCGTTTGGGAATGGACCTAGAATAGTTACTGATGGATTGGTATTAGCATTAGATGCCGCTGATAGGAATTCTTATTCTGGTTCTGGTACTATTTGGCAGAACTTAGCGGGTAGTAATACAGGTAGTTTAACTAATGGTCCTACTTTTAGTACTGAAAGTGGAGGTAGTATTGTATTAGATGGAGTAAATGATTATATTAGTTTAAGTCAATCAATTCCTTTAACTAGTAGTTTTACTTTAAGATACATATTTAAATCCAATATAACTGCTTCATCAACTAATTATTTTAGAATATCTGAAATCTCAGCAGGAACTACACAAAATTCTATGTATTTAGAATGGAATAATCGCTTTATAATATGGAATACTTCTGCATCATTATCAGCATATAGCTTTTTATTTCCTTTATCTCCTGCATTTTCTTTAGAACAAAAATATAATGATTTTTGTTTTGTTGTAGATAGATTTGGAATTGCTACTATATACAATAATGGAGTTGCTTGTACACCTACAGGATCTGTAAATGGATCTTTTAGTATTGAATATATTGGACGAGCACAGAATGTATATGTTTCTTCTTCTATAGCTTCAGTATATTATTATAATCGTCCTCTCCCAGCATCAGAAATCCTACAAAACTATAACGCACAAAAATCACGCTTCGGCTTATAACTATGGGAATATCAGGTGGACCAGATATGATTCAAGACGGATTAGTATTAGCATTAGATGCTGCTGATAGGAATTCTTATTTAGGTAGTGGAACCGCTTGGACAGATCTATCTGGTAATAGTAACAACGGAATATTAACTAATGGTCCTACTTTTAGTAGTGCTAATAATGGAAGTATTGTTTTTGATGGAGTTGATGATTATGTTGAAATATCAAATAGCTCTACTTTACAAGTTAATAATTTTACTTTAGAATCTTGGGTTTATCCTATTAATAATTCCACAAATGGGCATATAATAAGAAAAGAAGGTTCGTATATTTTATCTCATTACTGGGGCGAAGGTACTAATCTTTTAGGAGTTTGGATGCAAAGAACTGGGGGATGGGAAAGTACCCACGCAAATATTATAGTCCCACTAAATCAGTGGGCATACATTGTAGGAACATACGATAATTCTATAGTAAGAGTATACTATAATCTTAATGAGGTTGCTACTACTGCAAAAAGCGGTGCAGTTAGAATCACTACGAATTCAGTTTTTATAAATGGTGCAATAAGTAATTCTGCTGCTCAAAACTATAATTGTTCATTAACAAAAATATATAACAGAGCACTCTCAGCATCAGAAATAAAACAAAATTATAACGCAACTAAAACAAGATTTGGATTATAAGTTATGGCAACACAATATGCATTTGGTAAAATAGTAACAAATGGATTAGTATTAGCATTAGATGCTGCTGATAAAAATTCTTATCCTGGTAGTGGAACTGCTTGGAGAGATATGTCTGGGAATAATAGTAATAGTACTTTAACTAATAGTCCTACTTTCAACAGTGCTAATGGAGGAAGTATTGTGTTTGATGGCGTTGATGATTATACAACAACAACAGCAGGTCAAGCATTTTACCAATACACAAACCAACTATCAGTTTGTTGGTGGATAAAAAGAAATGGAGATTTATTAACAGGTGCTGGTTGTGGCCAATCAACTCTTTCTCTAGATGACATGACATCTAATGTTTGGTTAATGCATGGTAATACTAATAATACAGTAACTTTTTACGTTAATGATAATGGAGCTTGGAAAAATATAGCATCTTCTATTTTAGATAATAATACTTGGTATTTTCTAGCAGGAACTATTAATACATCTAATATAATAATGTATATAAATGGAACTTTGTATGGTACTAGTACAGGAATAAGTACTGGAATTGTAAATAATTCAAATTCTGTAGTAGTATTAGGTCGTGATCCTAGGGTTAGTAGTGGAAGATATCTTAATGGAAGCATAGCTAATATTCAAGTTTATAACCGTACTCTCTCAACATCAGAAATTTTACAAAACTACAACGCACAAAAATCACGATTTAATTTATAAACTATGTCATACGAAAACAGAGAATTCATGATCTTCAATGTATCAGAATTACCACAAATTGATTTTACTCAAGTATTAGAAACATCTATTGATACAGTTAGAAAATCAGTAGATGAAACAAAAACATTTGTAAAATGGGACGGAACAACAATTCCATCATCAGTAGACTCATTAACCACTAAAGAAGGACCATACACCTACAACGAAATATTAGACATCCTCGCAACACCAGAATGGACAGATCCATCAGGTAGTATGATGCCTTAATATTTATACGTAACCCATTTCAGGGAAAGTGAACTGAAATAATATAATATGCCAAACGAATTTGTGGCCCGTAATGGCCTTATTGCTCTTAATAATGTTATAATTACTGGTTCTTTAACTGTTACTAACGGTGTAACTAGTTCTTTCTCCGGAAATGCAACTTCTGCTTCATTCGCAACATCAGCGGCAAGCGCTACTTCTGCTTCATTTGCTACATCAGCAGCAAGCGCTACTTCTGCTTCATTCTCTACATCAGCAGCAAATGCTACTTCAGCATCAATAGCTGCTAATGCAGTTACTGCTTCTAGGGCATTAAATGCAAACACATCATCATACGCTACCTTTGCTATAACTTCTTCAATTGCTGATAACGCAGTAACTGCCTCAAGAGCACTAAATGCTAATACTGCTTCGTATGTCCAAAATGCAGCTTCTGCTTCATATGCTTTAAGTGCTTCAAATGCTCAAACATCATCATTTGTTAATACACTTAACCAAAGAGTAGTAATAACAGATATATTAGCAGTAGCTACCTCATCAATAGGATCTACTGAAAGCACATTAATTGTAGGAACACTTAGTGCAGATAATAATGGTGAGGGTGGACAAATATTATTACAAGCAAGTGGAGGATTATACACCTCAGCTTCAATGCTTGATACTTTCCAGAATAGATTCAGAATATTAAGAGGAACTAATGCTAGTAGTAATGCTGAGATTTTTAATATTAATCTTCATTCTGGGCAATTTATATTTAATAGATACTCAGGCTCCGGTGCATTTACAGGAACGGTAGCTGCTAACTTAGCAGTTGATAGTGCCGGTAATGTACTTACTGTAGCCCCAGGAACTACTACTTCAGCCTCTTTCGCTACAACATCATCTTATGCCTTTAGTGCTTCTTATACTGCTCAATCAGGTAATGCTTCTTCAGCATCATATGCTGCCACTGCTTCAATATTATTAGGATCTGTGGTTTCTGCCTCTTATGCTCTTTCAGCATCATATGCAATGAGTTCTTCAGTTGCATTTAATGCAGTTTCTGCTTCATACGCATTAAACGCATCAAATGCTGTTAGTGCTTCATTTACTACTAATGCCGCCAATGCTACTTCAGCTTCAATAGCAGCAAATGCAGTAACTGCATCAAGGGCATTAAACGCTAATACGGCCTCATATGTTCAACTAGCTGCTTCCTCTTCATATGCTTTAACCGCATCTCACGCTTTAAATGCTGGAGGGGGTGGTCCTACAGTCTCAGCATCATATGCAGCAACGGCTTCTGTACTTTTAGGAAGCATAACATCTGCCTCTTATGCTCTTTCAGCATCATATGCAATGAGTTCTTCAGTTGCATTTAATGCAGTTTCTGCTTCACGAGCATTAAATTCTAATACTGCATCATATATCCAAAATGCAGCTTCAGCGTCATATGCCTTAACTGCTTCTTTTGCTTTAAATGCAGGTGGTGGTGGGGGTGGTACTGTAACAGGTCAAATTATATTAACAGCAGGTGGTGGATGGCCCTCCATTACATCAGGATCTAATCCACCAATAATAGCAGAAACACCAACTAATAGAGTTAACTTTTATTATATAGGATTTCCAGACGGCAGTCAAACATTTGCAAACTGGGCAATGCCAATGCCATCTGATTATAATGGCGGTACTATAACTGCAGTATTCTATTGGGCAGCAGGTAGTGCATCAACAAACAGTGTACGTTGGGGATTAGCGGCGCGGGCATACGCTGATAGTGATTTATTAGACCAAGCATTTGGTACCGCACAAGAAGTAACAGATGCAAACCAAGCGAATGATGACGTTAATATATCAGCAGCAACTTCAGCAATTACAATTGGAGGTACACCTGCAGGAGGTAACTTCGTACAATTTAGAGCTTTTAGAAACCCAGCGGATGCTGCTGATACTTTAGCGGCAACTGCAGAACTTTTATCGATAAGAATAACATATACAAGAGCTTAAAATATGCCATTAAATTTTGCACATGGTTCAGTTGAATGGTTAACAACAGATATATTAAATGCAACTAAAGTTGTAACAGGATTAGGATTTACTCCTAAAGCATTAAGGTTTTATTGGGTTGGTTTACAGTCAGCATCACCAACGGATGCTGCTTCAGGCGCAGTAAATGAAAGAAGAGGTGTTGGATTTGCAGTAAGTGCTGCAAGTAGAAGAGCTGTTGGTACCTTTTCAGTAGATAATGATAATGGTGGTGCTATGTGTGGTTCAGTTGCCAATGATGACTGTGTTTGTGTTACAGTTAGCCAAGCGGGTGCTGTAGACGGAAGATTAGATATAAATAGTTTTGATACCGACGGATTTACATTAATTGTAGATGATGTAACACCAGCAAACATTACAGTATTTTATGAAGCATGGGGAGGTCAAGATATTATAGCAGCTGTGGTAGGAGATATTGCAGAACCTGCAGCTACAGGAACACAAAACTATACTGTAGCTGGTTTTACGAGTGACGGACTGAATCAATGTGTTATGTTTGCTGGAGTACAATCGGTAAATGCTCTTAATACAGGTCAGAATCAAGATTCTGGTTTATGTGTTGGTTTTGCAACTTCCACTTTATCTACAAATAATGTTGTTGTAGTCGGAAACTCAGACGTAGGTTCTGACCCATCTGATACTGACGGATATTGTCAGCAAGGAGAATGTTTGGCACAAATTGTTATTGCAGGTGGTAATCCAAATGCAAGGGCAAACCTTTCAGCGTGGGGAACAAACCAATTTACTCTTAACTGGACTAATAGAGCAACTACAAATAGAAGAAATATTTTTTTAGCAATAAAAGGTGGAAGTTGGCAGGCATCTTCATATACAATTGCTGGAGACACATTAAGTTCAACTACCACAGTTTCAAACTTACCTTTTTTCTTAAGAGGTATATCACTTATTGGTAGAATGACTGCACAAGATACTGCAGGAACTTCAACAGCTCAAGATAGAATTGGTTTTGGAAGTGGGAGGTTAACTACTTCAAGGAATTCTGCAGGAGTTTTAGATAGAAACGGTCAAGACCCCACATCAATTAATACAATTTTACAATATAGTTCTGTTCTATCTTTTCCGAGTACTGGTGGCGGTGTTCAAGCAACTTATGATATAAATGCGTTTAATTTAAACCAATTTCAGATTATTGTTGATACAGCTGGTGGTGTAGCATCTGAGTTTCATGGTTATTTAGCTTTCGGTGATCAAATGTATCCAAGAATTCAAAGTATTGGGCATCCGTTTATAATTTAAAAATATAACAATATGAGTTACACTACAAATGATTTTATTTACATTAGTACAGAATTAACAGAAGAAGAATCTACTAAGATTGTTACTTTTGAATACATGAATTTTCTTTACTATGTTATATGTTTTGAAAATATTATTCAATTTATAAGAGGACAAAGACATGATGAACCATTAACAAATGGGGAAATGCCAACTTATGAACAAGGTTTAGAACATGATAACAGAAGAGAATTATACAATGGAGACCATCAACCATTACAAGAGTGGATTGATACTAATGGTTATTAGTAATATAATTTTAAAATATTTATACCAGATAATCACAATACAATATGTTAATAGATAGTGGATTTATTACAAGTTCGTTGAGAATAAGTGGTTCCTATACACAAACAGGAAATGCAGTGATTACTGGATCATTAGTAGTTACACAAGGATTTACTGGTTCTTTGTTTGGTACTGCGAGTTGGGCTAATAATGTTATATCTGCTTCATTTGCTACATCTGCTGCTAATGCCACTTCTGCTTCATTTGCAACAAGTGCAGCTTCAGCTACTTCAGCTTCAATTGCAACAAATGCAGTAACTGCATCTCGGGCACTTAATGCCAATACCGCATCATTTGCTTCATTTGCTATTACTGCTTCAATTTCAGATAACGCAGTAACTGCTTCTCGCGCTTTAAATGCCAATACCGCGTCATTTGCTACATTAGCGGCAAGTGCAACTTCTGCTTCATTCGCTACATCTGCTGCTAGTGCAACTTCTGCTTCATTTGCTACATCAGCAGCAAACGCTACCTCAGCATCAATTGCTGCAAATGCAGTAACGGCATCACGTGCATTAAATGCTAATACAGCTTCATTTGCTACATTAGCAGCAAACGCTACCTCAGCATCATATGCTACATTCGCAAATACAGCATCTTCAGCAGATAATTTTAATGTAAGAAATACACTAACGGTAACTACAATTGTAGCCCAAACAATAACTTCATCTCAAAGCTTTATAACTGGTTCTACTCGTTTTGGAAGTCTTATAGCTAATACTCACCAGTTTACTGGATCCGTAAGTATAACAGGTTCATTAGCTTTTTCAAACATCCCAGTAGGATCAACAGAAACTAATGTTGTTGTTGCTGATGCTAGTGGAAATATTAGATATAGATCAAATTTAAGTCTGCAAGGAGCTACTGGTGCTCAAGGCGCAACCGGAGGAACGGGTGCTCAAGGTGCTACTGGAGGAACAGGTGCTCAAGGTGCTACTGGAGGAACGGGTGCTCAAGGTGCTACTGGAGGAACAGGTGCTCAAGGTGCTACTGGAGGAACAGGTGCTCAAGGCGCAACTGGTGCAACTGGTACTGGAACTCAAGGTGCTACTGGAGCCCAAGGCGCAACTGGTGCTACGGGAACCGGTACACAAGGTGCTACTGGAGCCCAAGGAACTACAGGAGCAAGCGCAGGTATTACTTCATATACAAACTCAGGTGATAATAGAGTTATTACATCTGTTAATGCATCAACGATAAATGCTGAAGCTAATTTAATATTTGATGGAACTAACTTAGGTGTAGGTACTTCTAACCCACAATATAGATTACAAATTTCTGGAAGTTTAGGATTTGCTTCTAGCTCAGCTAGCTCTCTATTTGCGGATAGAGATTCTCTCTATAATAGAATATACGAACCAGCAGGTAACGTTGCCATGTATATAGGAAATGCTTCAGATCCTGGTAACTACTATGATAACACAAATCATTATTTTAGAAGCAGAGGTGGTGGTACTACATATGCAAATATTAATACTAATGGAAATGTAGGTATAAACACTACTTCCCCAGCTACAAAATTAGACGTACAAGGAAATGGTGTAAAACTTAGATTATCTACAGCAACATCACCAGCCACTTATTATTTTGATATTGAATCAAGATATGATTCCGCAGATACTATAAATTTCTATGGTACGGCCGGTAATAACTTATTAAAATATATTTATAATACAAACGCTTTAAATTTACAACCTGCAGGAGGTAGTATTGGTATAGGTACTACAGCTCCTACAGAAAGACTCCATGTAGTAGGAGGCAATATAAAAGTAAATAATAGTTATGCTGCCTATTTTGGAGACTCAGCTAATAATAATGGAGGTAGAATTTATGTACCCGCTGCAAGTAATGAATTTTTTATTGATCAAGCTAATAATGCTTCATTAAAATTAGTTACAAATGGTGGTACTAGAGTAACAATACTTGGAGGAGGTAGTGTTGGTATAGGCACAACTTCACCAGCATACGCTTTAGATGTAACAGGAGATATCCGAGCTACATCAGATGTAATCGCCTTCTCAGATGCTCGTGTTAAAGATAATGTAGAAACAATTACTAATGCCTTAGATAAAGTAACTTCTCTTCGTGGTGTTTATTACAATCGTAATGATATTGAAGATAAATCTCGTAAAGTAGGTGTGATTGCCCAAGAAGTACTTAATATATTACCTGAAGTAGTACAACAAGATAATAAAGGAAATTATAGTGTAGCGTATGGTAATATAGTAGGCGTACTTATTGAAGCAATTAAAGAACAACAAAATCAGATAAACGAATTAAAATATTTATTACAAAGCAAATAATATGGCAATAACTTACAATTGGAATTTTAATCCACTAGAATCATATCCTACAGCATCAGGACAAACAGATGTAGTATTCTTAGTGCATTGGCAAGCATATGGTGCTACTGGCTCATATCAAGGATCTTCAATTGGAACTCAAACAGTATCTTATGATACTGGTTCTGTATTTGTACCATTTGAAGAATTAACATACCAAACAGTATATAATTGGGTAAGTAGTTCTATGGATATTAATGCAGTGGAAGAAAATATAGCACAGCAAATTGAAAATCAAATTAACCCACCCGTATTAATTCAACAAGCCCCTTGGCTATAAAGTTTAAATTATGCCATTACCAAGTAGCGGATTAATAGATTTTAGCGATGTAAGAGTAGAAATGTCTCAAAGTGTATTTACTACTTATAGATTTAGTGGGTGGGCGTCTGGATATAATTCTGGGTGTATTGGTGCTGGCCCTAATGCTAATTATGCCCCTATTAATCTAATATCTTCGGGATCTAGATATACAGTGAATGCAGCATATGCTCCTCCTATTTCTATGTCTCAATGGTATTCATATAACCACACTGCTGCTATCAGTGCTTCTACAACAGCTAGTTTGTATAGTCATTGGGGTGGTAATATTAATTGTAGCACATATACATCTATGATACCCATTGATGTTGGTATAACAAATGCAACTTTAAGTCTTAATATATCAGGTAGTCCTATTACAGAAAGTAGTGGAGATACAGGATGTTGGATGATATTTTATGGAACACCATGGAATGTTGATGGAAGTTCTAATGCTAATATATCTGACTGCTCAGGCTTTGTATACTCAGGGGGGGCTATTCTTATAGCAAGTGCATCTATAAGAAATGATGTTAATAGAACAATAACATATAATTACACATATAATTTTGCCTCAGGAAGTTATGTATATTATGTAGTAGTTCGTAATACTACTGGGTGTTACTGTGATCCATCCCAATGTTAATCTAAAATATTAAAATAAAAACTTATGCCTCCTTCATTAAAAATATGGGTTAGATACACATATGCTGGTCCTTTCACAATAAATTTATATGGTAAATTAACTACTACTGGGTTGCCAATTACACTCCAGTATTCAACAGATGGAGGAACCAATTGGGAAAATGCTGGAAGTAGTTTTGATAGCACTTCTTGTGATTTAAGAGCATCAATTGAGGTTACAGCAGGACCTGGTGTTAGTGTAAGAGGGTGGGATGGAGCTAATTCTTATCCTATATCCAGAGCACTTGATTCTACTACGTGTCCTGCTGCTGGAGCAGGATGTACTGCTTTAATTACTACTACTTCTGGTGTTAGTAGAAATGTTGCTACTACAGTAGATACACTTGCTTCTCCTTGTCCTTAATAAAAATAAATTTGGTTGGTTTCTACTTTCTTTATATATTTATATACGTAAACCAAAAAATAAATTTTATGTTACAAGTTATTATTGTTCTTGTTTTAGCCGTAGCGGCATTCGTTGCTTTTTCTCTTAGGAAAAAATCATCTCATGATGATGTAAAAACATCTAGCCCTGTTAATCCAATTGTAGTTGAAAATGCAACTCCTGATCCAACAGTATTTGTCCCAGTAGTAGAAGAACCAATTGCTACTCCTGAGCAAAAAGCAGAAAGAAAAGCAAATGCTGCTAAACAAGGAGCCGCTAAAAAAACTGCTGCTAAAAAAACAGTTGTTAAAAAAACTAAGTAAGTAGTATGGAAAAAGTTACGTTAAAATTACAAGAATTTTATTCTTTAGAAAGTGAATTAAATGGAGTAGTTAATAATCAAACTGGTGAAGTTGTAGCTAAAGGTTTATTAAGTGAAAAAATTAAACTAACTACAAAGTACTGGCTACACGATTTATCCAAAAAAGTATCAACTGAAAAAGAATCAGTAGAAAAACTTAAGGAAGAATTAATTAAAAAGTACGGAAAAGAAGAAAACGGCCGTATTAATATTCCTGTCTACATCAACGAAGTAGTTGATGATGAAACTAAGGAACTAGTATCACGTGAAATCAATCCAGACTTTATTAGCTTCCAAAACGATTTTAATTCTCTTCTTCAAGAAGAACGTGAATTAGAATATCATCCATTCAAATTAGAAGAATTTGAAAATGTTGAAAGTGAAGGAGTATATAATACTTTCTTTAAATTAGTTAAAGTAGGTGAATAAAATTTCAGAAATATTTCAAGCGTGGGTAGCAGCAGCTAACCCAACACCTGAAGAACAAGCACTAGCTGAATATAGATCTAGTATTTGTGATTCATGTGATAAAAAAACTCATGTTCCTGCACTTAATATATTAATATGTAGCGAATGTGGATGTCCACTAAATAAAAAAGTATTTAGCCCTAGAGGTCCTGAAGCTTGCCCATTAGCTAAATGGGAAAAATAAAAAACGTTATGGCACAATTAACACAAGAAGAATTACAATCAGTTAGAGATTTACAGTCAAAGTACAACCAAACATTATTTGAAATTGGTGTAGCAGAAGCACAACGTCTATCATTATTAGAACAGGTTGAAAAACTTGAATCTAATAAAAAAGTATTATTAGGTGATTTAACTACAATCGAACAAAAAGAAAATGATTTAGCTAAATCCCTCCAGGAAAAGTACGGCACTGGCTCAATCAATCCAGAGACTGGGGAAGTAATGCCTGTCCAATAATATTCCGCGTTTTGTAATGATTTTTTGATATTTATCGATAGGTCAATCCTATTAAATTTCAAAAACAATTATACAAAATGGCAGAAAAAATTTTATCTCCTGGCGTATTCCAAAATGAATCTGACCAATCGTTAGTTCAAAGGGGTATTGTAGGTTCAGCAACGGCTATTGTTGGTCCAACTGTGTTGGGTCAACCATATGTTCCTACTTACGTTACTTCTTACAGTGAATTTGCACAAAAATTTGGAGAATCATTTAAAAGTGGTAGTTACTATTACGAATACTTTACATCATTAGCCGCTAAAGATTTCTTTCAAAATGGCGGACAGACATTATTAGTTACTAGAGTTATTAGTGGTAGTACTGGTCTTAGTACTTATGCTTCTGCTAGTGTTTCTTCAAGTAATAATAGTGCTTCATTCCAACTTGAAACATTAGCTTGGGGTGATGTAATGAATAACGTTAGTCCTATTAACGCTGGCGCTTTAGCTAGTGGTAGTTCAACTAATGTTCGTTGGGAAGTTACACAAGTAAATACAGGTAGTGGTACATTTACTTTAGCTATTCGTGCCGGTAATGATAACACTGCTCAACCTAACTATTTAGAAACTTGGTCTAATTTATCATTAGATCCAGGATTACCAAACTATATTTCTCGTGTAATTGGTGATATTAGACCTGTTTATCGTTTAGATACTGATTTTAATCCATATATTGACTCTACTGGTTCTTATACTAATGCTTCTCTCTATGTTAGAGTTAAATCAGTACTTGCTCCTCAACCAGATTCTATTGACAACAACGGCAATTACAAAACAGGATCATATGCTGCTGGGTTACCAGCTGTAGGAAGTGGTTCACTTGCTGGTGCTTTTGCAGGTGGATTAACTAACGGTGCTGCATCTCCATCATTATTTAATGAAAATGTTTCAACAACTAATGTTCAAGGATTTGCACCTGCTGATTATAACACAGCATTTAACCTATTAGCTAATAAAGATGAATATAGATTCAATGTATTGTTAGCCCCAGGTGTTGGTTTAGATAATGCTGCTTCTTCAAGAATGATTTCTATTTGTGAAGAGCGTGGTGATGCAATCGCAATGGTTGATTGTAAAGTATATGGTGCTGTAGTATCAAGTGCAGCTGCTGCTGCTTCAGGTCAATCAAGCAATTACGCTGCAACATATTGGCCTTGGATTCAATTATTCTCAACAGCATTAGGTCAGAATGTATGGTGTCCTCCATCAACAATAATGGGTGGTGTATTAGCATTTAACGACCAAATAGGTGCTGAATGGTTTGCTCCTGCAGGTTTAAACCGCGGTGGTGTTCCTTCAGTATTACGTGCTGAAAGAAAATTAACTCAATCAGATCGTGATGCATTATATTTAGGTAATGTTAATCCATTAGCTACATTCCCTGGAGAAGGTGTTGTAGTATTTGGTCAGAAAACATTGCAGAAAAAATCAACAGCACTTGATCGTGTAAACGTTCGTCGTTTATTGATTGCATTGAAAGATTATATTGGTCAAGTAGGTAATACTTTAGTATTTGAACAAAATACTCAGGTAACTCGTAATAGATTCTTATCTCAAGTTAATCCATATCTTGATTCAGTAGTACAACGTCAAGGTTTATATGCTTATAGAGTAGTAATGGATGAATCAAATAACACACCTGATGTAATTGATCGCAATCAATTAGTAGGTCAGATTTATATTCAACCAACTAAGACTGCTGAATTCATTATCTTGAACTTCAACGTACAACCAACCGGCGCTACATTCCCTGCATAGGGGAATGTAGTTATTAATATTTATTAATAGCAACTAAACAACAAGATAAAAATGGCAACAATTTCGGCAAATGAAATAATGTTTACAGCGTTTGAACCTAAAGTTCAGAATCGCTTTATAATGTATATTGACGGTATCCCAGCATATTTGATTAAAGCAGCTGCTGCTCCTGGATTCGAAGCTAGTGATATTGTTTTAGACCATATTAACGTTTACCGTAAAGTAAAAGGTAAAGTTAGATGGAATGACATGCAGCTAAGCCTATACGATCCAGTAACTCCATCTGGTGCACAAGCAGTAATGGAATGGGTACGTTTATCACACGAATCAGTAACGGGTAGAGATGGTTATTCTGACTTTTATAAGAAAGATTTAACATTAGACATTTTAGGCCCAGTAGGTGATATCGTAAGTGAATGGATTATTAAAGGTGCCTATGTAAAATCATCTACTTTCGGTGAATACGATTGGGCAAACGAAGCAGCAATTAATTTAACTGTAAACATTGCGATGGATTATTGTATCCTCAACTTCTAATTTCTTATTTATATTTTTTATTTTAAAGACGTTTGCTTTAGCAAGCGTCTTTTCTTTTAATATTTATAGGTATGGGAGATTTATTAAATTCATTTAAAATAACAAATCTAGACCTAGAAAATTCCGACCCTACTGGATTGTTTAGGTTAGATACTATTACACAGTATGGCCCTCTAGTTACAGGAACACCAACCGCTAATGGAACTACCTCTATTAATCCAGGTCCGGCTCGTAACTTTTTTCAAGATTTTATTTCTACTAATACTTACTTAGAAACATATAAAAGAACTGTAGGATATAGTAAGATAGAAAAAGTATTTGAACTTTCTAACTTTGAATCTCTTTCTACTTTTCCTGGAACTATAACATCATATCCTGAAACAAATACTGGAACTCCTAATAAAGATGCTAATCCAGGAGCTCCTAAACAATATGTACCTAAATTCTTTCCTGATAGTACTTATTTAAAAACACATCAAAATAAAGAATATTCTTTATTACGTGTTGGATTTGATTCTTCATATCTTGATCTAGAAAACCCACTACCAGGAAATAATTTTCGCAGATCAGATACTATTACACAATATGGTCCTCTAGTTACAGGGGCACCAGTATTAAAAGTACTTCCTGGCGAAGGTAATTCTATTCCTATTAATCCTGGTCCTGCTCGTAACTTTTCTCAAGATTTTATTCCTAATAGTACCTATTTAGAAGCATATACAAGAATCGCAGGATATAGTAAGATAGAAAACATATTTGATCTTTCTAACATTGAATCTCTTCTTTCTTTTCAAGACCCAACATCATACCCCCAGTATATAACTGGTACTCCTACTACTAAATCCAATCCAGGTCCCTTTAATAAATTTAAACAAACATTTAATCCTGAAAATGTTTATTTAATAAATAATCCTATTAGAGGAAGAGGCCGATTAAGAAGTACAGTTGCTAATACTAATTTAGATGTTGAAAACTCTAGAGTAGATGGAGGTATTCCTTATAAAGAAGATAAAGACCCAACATTATACCCAGAAACAGTTACAGGAACTCCTACTACTAGATCTAATCCAGGTCCATTTAGTAAATTTAAACATAGTTACGAACCACAAAATACATATCTAGATGAAATTTCAAACAATAGTGAAGGTAAATTAATATCTACTGTAGCTAATACTAATCTAGATGTTGAAAATAAACTTCCTAATGGTGGTATTCCTTACAAACAAGATAAAGATCCTACAAGGTATCCAAAACGAGTAACTGGTACCCCTAATGCAGATTTTAATCCTGGAGCTCCTGAAAAATTCTATCAGGAATATAATCCACAAAAAGAATATTTAGATAATGTAGGAGAGGGAATATTAGATCTTACATTTGACAGTACTAATTTAGATGTTGAAAATGAATTCCCTAATGGTGGTATTCCTTATAAACAAGATAAGGATCCAACAGCACCTAAAAATACACTAGCAACAGGTACCCCACTTAATAATGGTGTACCTGGACCATTTGCAAAATTTAATCAAGTATATAATCCTGAAAATACATATCTATCAAAAAATCCAATTAAAACTATAGAGAGTAAACTAAGTGAAGGGAGTATTCCTGGTTTAAATTCTGATCCAAAAGTACTTGATAAAACAGAATTAGATAATGTAAGAAGTTCAAATAATAGAAATTCTAGCGCATTTAAATATAGTACATTTGTTGATTCTCTTACTGTTGCTCCACCATACAGAAAAAATAGTAATTTATTGCATCTTATTTTAACTAATAATGATAATAATCAAAAAATTATTAAGTATGATGCCTATGATTTTACTAGGCTTGATAGAGAAAGTCCACTTGTTGGAAAATATATCCTAGAAGGACGCAGTGGCTTTATATATGATGGAATAACAGGAGGAATCCCATACAAACCAGATGAAACTGACCCAACAATATACCCAGTAACTTCATTAAAAGTAGGAAGTGTAAAAGGATATAATGTTGTTACTGGACGCGGCGCAACTAAATATGCTGAGCCTTACGACCCACCTGCTAAACCAGATGATAGAAGAGTTGGGTTATCGAGTAGAAAGCCTACATATTTAGAATATATACAAAACTTTATATAGTAGAGTGGTAATTATCTTTCTCTTTCGTATATTTATATATACACAAATAAAATAGTTTATGGCTGAATTAAAAGTTCCAACAGAGATTGTTTCGCTTCCATCGAAAGGTTTACTGTATCCTGAGACATCTCCACTAGCTAAAGGAGAAATTGAAATGAAGTACATGACGGCTAAGGAAGAAGATATCCTTACCAATACCAACTTCATTCGTCAAGGTACTGTAATTGATAAGTTATTACAAGCATTAATCATCACACCAATTGATTATAATGAATTACTAATTGGTGATAAAAATGCAGTATTAGTTGCTGCTCGTATTTTAGGATACGGTAAAGATTATAAGTTTGATTTTAATGATAAAGAATACACTGCTGATTTGTCTACGTTAGAAGATAAAGTAGTAGACACATCGTTATTTAAACGTGGTGTAAATGAATTTAGTTTTACTTTACCTCATTCAAAAAATAACGTTACATTTAAGTTATTTACACATGGGGATGAGCAAAAGATTGAGGCTGAAGTTAAAGGTATGCAAAAAGTAAATCCAAACGTAACTGTAGATTCTACTACACGTTTAAAGCATATGATTACATCTGTTGAAGGCAAACGCGATCAAAAAGATATTCGTGACTTCGTAGATAATTATTTAATGGCTAGAGATGCTAGATCATTACGCGAATACTACAATCAAATCTCCCCAGATATTAATTTGACATATGTGCCGCAGGATGAAGATTATACAGGGGAGGGTATAGCAATACCAGTATCTCTTAACTTTTTTTGGCCTGACGCCTGATTATAGAATTTATTTATTTAGACAAATTCACGAAATAGTATTTAATGGTAATGGTGGGTACGACTGGGACACCGTGTACAATATGCCTGTATGGTTGCGTCTTTTCACTTATAATTTATTAAAAGAACATTTTGATAAACAACGTGAAGAAGCAGAAAAACAACAAAACATGTTAAAAAATAAGTCTGGTAAAGATGTAAAAAAGCCGGACATAGCTCCTACAAAACAACCGACATACACAGTAAAGGCGCCTAAAAAATAGGCGCTTTTAATATTTATATGATGTAACATTATATTATGGCTACTGATCCACAAATAATTAAAAAACTTAGTGAAGATTTAGATAATCTTGAGGAAGTTATAGATGATATTTCTAAACAGATTCAAAATAATCTAAATAAGCAGCTTGCTGTAACTAGTACTGAAATTAATGGTATAATAGGTAGCCTTGAAAAAGGTGAAGATGTTACTAAAAAAACATCAGCTGCTCTTAGAAAAGCCCAAACAGAAAATAGAAGATTAGGTCTTGACCAAAATAAATTACAATATAAGTTATTAGATATTAATCAACAACTTAATAAAAAATATGATGCTAAATTAAAAGCCCAAAAAGATTCACTTACTCTTCAATTACAAGATAATTTATTACAACAGCAATTAAATGAATCACTATTAGATTATCTAAGAACTCTTTCTAATGTAGCAGAAACCGAAAAGAAAAATAATGAAGAAAGAAAGAAACAACGAACCCTACTTGGATATCTAGATCACGAGTTTAAAAATATCTACGAATCTGCATCAAAGTTATTTAGTATAGCAGGTTTATTTAAAGCAATTATTGACTCTGGATTACGCTTTAATAAAGTATCAGTTGATCTAGGTAAAAATTTAGGATATGGTGTTGATAACGCCAACAGATACACTAAAGAATTAGTTGCTGCTGCCCAAACATCAGATAATCTTAATTTTACTTTACAAAACGCAGCTGATGCAACAAATGAATTAAATGCTGCTACTGGATTTGTATCTGAATATTCAAAAGATGCTCTAGAGACCCAGATAATGTTAACTAAGCAATTTAAGTTAACAGGTGAAGAAGCAGCAGGAATATATAAATTATCATTATTAACAGGAAAATCATCAGAAAAAGTTAATGATGAAATGGTTGGTGCTTTTGTTGCTGCAAGAAACCAACTTGGAAAGGCGGTTCCATTTAGAGCAACAATGGCTGAAGCAGCTAAAGTATCTGGTATTTTAGCCTCTAATTTACAAAATAGTCCTCCTGCTATAGTTAAAGCAGTAGTTGCTACTAAAGCATTAGGTACTTCTTTAGAACAAACATCAAAGCAAGGAGAAGCACTTCTTAATTTTGAAACATCAATTGAGAATGAATTAAAAGCAGAGTTATTAACTGGTAAACAACTTAATCTAGAAAGAGCTAGAGCAGCTGCTTTAGCAGGTGATCAAGTTACAGCAGCACAAGAACTATTTTCTCAAGTAGGTAGTTTAGCTGAATTTGATAGAATGAATGTTCTACAAAAGAAAGCTATTGCTGAAGCTGTTGGATTAACAGCTGATGAATTAGCTGATCAGTTAAGAAAACAAAAAATTGCTCAAGAACAAGGTAAATCTTTAGCACAAATAACTAAAGAAGAAGCAGACGAAGCCCAAAAAAGACAAGATATACAAGATAAATTTAACCAAGCTATTCTTAAATTACAAGATCTTGTTGGTAATTTAGTAACTGGTCCTATGAGTGCCTTTATAGAATCATTAAGTAAAGGATTAGATATTATAGGAAAAATGTTTGGGTTTGTTGGAAAAATAGGGGAAGGATTTAAAAAAATACTAGGAGAAAACGCAAGCTCAGCACTAGGAGGAGCAGCATCTCTAGCAACAGTAGGTGCTTTAGTATATGTTATAGGTAAATCACTTCTTAAAGGTACCTACATTAATCCAATGATTACTAAAGATTTTTCTGTTGCTGGTGGTGGAGGAGGAGGTGGAGGTTTTTTTGGGGGTGGAGGAGGAAGTAAAAAAGGTGGTCCCGTATTTGACTCTAAAGCAAATAGATACAGAGATCCTAAAACAGGTAGATTTACTAAAGCTCCAAAAGGAGGAATAGGAAAAGGAATGGTAACAAAAGGGGGTATTGCTGGTATATTAGCTTCTTTAGGTCTTGGATATGCTGCTTCAGAAGCATCTGAAGCTGGTAATGAAGATTTAGCTAAAGGATTAAATGTTAGTGCTGGAATATTAGGCGGAGCAGCATCAGGAGCAATGCTAGGTAGTGCTTTTCCTGTAATAGGAACTGCTATCGGAGCTATTGCTGGTGGATTACTAGGTGGAGGAGCAGCACTACTTTCTGATGATATGGTTGGATATGGAGCCAGAACACTTATTACACCAAAAGGACCCATAGCATTAAATAATCAAGATACTGTAATAGCGGGTACTAATCTATTTAAAGGTGATGATGTTACATCATTCCCTAAAGGTGCACTTAATTTATCCGGAGATGTTGATTTAACTCCAATGATAACGGCACTTAATGAAGTTAAAACAGCTATAACAGGAATATCAAATCGCCCTATAAAATTATATGTAGATGGTACAGAAATAATCACTAAAATGGAGAAAAGTGCTACCAGAACATCATAACCATTAAATATTTATACTAAACATTAAACCATGAGCTTAGAAAAAAAATTACCAAATAGCATTTTAGGATTAAAAGGACAAAAACCACAAAATTTTGGCGTAAATCCAATCCCACCAAATTCATTACATGATTTATATTCTGTTGATGGCAACCCCGATGTAGCCTGGAGGCCAAGTAATGGCTCTGGATTCAAACCATTACCATCAACAATGGATGAATTGGATTCTATTGCTCCAAATCTTCAAGTAACTGGAGTTGTAACACAAGTATATAAATCCAAAACAGGCCGCACATATTCAGATCTAGGACCAGAAGGAGGACGCTACTAATATTAAATAAATGCCCTTAATTAATTTAAAAAGTGATTTAACATCGTGCAGATATGGTCATGATCGCCCTGGCGGTAGTGATAGTGGACAACCTTTTATAATTTCATACTCTAATGGGGACATTGAAGTAAATACCTCAGCTAGAAATCCTCTTGCTCTTGTTGGAGTAAGTTCTATTCCTGCAGTTCCTAACTTTACTACTCTTTTGGGTAGGAAAAAAATAGGACAATTTATACTTGATGCAGTAAATGGAGATGATTTTATTAGAGGAGGAGGTATAGGATCTCTTCAAGCATCTATTAATGATGTATTTCGTATTAGTGCATTTCTTGCTTCTTTACCTAAAGGTCCTATATTTTTAGCTAAACAAGTAGGTTTACAATTATCAAATCCAATATTAGAAACTAGAAAAGGACCTACACTTCTTACTGGAATAGGTGGTTTTATAGGTAGAATAACAGGAGGTGTATTACAACCAACTCGTATATATAATTTAGGTATTAATACTTTAGCTCAAGTTGGTACTAATGCTTTTGGAGGTCATTTTATAAGACATGGTTTATCCCCAATCCAAAGCAATAGTGATAGAAATAGCTCGTATGAAAAAATAGTTACTTTTAATAATGAATTAGGAGACTATGATAATACAAACTTTAGAAATATTGGAAATAGATTAGCATCTCTAAAAAAGAAATTTAGAGCTGGATACACTAATGCAAATAGAATTTCTACTTTCCTACCAGCACCTTCTCTTCCTTCTAATACCATTACTAATACTTCAAATAATAATCAATTTACCTTATCTAATACAGAAAAAAGGAGTAAAACTTTAGCTACAGCTTTCCCACAAGATAATAAAATAAATCCATTCCAAAATAACTATATAAAAATAGATCTCATAGGTGGACCAGGGTCTGTTTATGGAATAGGACCTACTATAATTAGAAAATATTATGATAGTAAGGATACTATAAAAATAAAAGAATCATTTGCTCAATCAAAAAATCTTTCAGGAAAAAGTAGAAATAATAAAGAAGAACCTGTTTCTTTTCAAAATTCTAATTTTAGTTTATACGACGACTTATCACGATCACCATACAGAAACGGATATGATGAGGTAGTAGTAATAGACACTAAAAAATATCCTACTTGGCAACGCGCATCTAGAGAAGAAAGAATAGGAAGTGGAAGGCAAGATAAGTTAAATTTAGTTCCTATATTTGAATTAAATAACAAAAACGCTCCAACTAATGGATGGATTAATATAGATGATAAAATTGTTGATATTAACGATCTAGTAAATTTTCAAATTAGAGCTATAGATGGAACTAATCCTTCTGACAATAAATGGATGGTTTTTAGAGCCTATTTAACTCAATTATCAGATAGTGTAGATGCTACTTGGAATAATACTAAATATGCTGGTAGAGGAGAAGATTTTTATATATACAATGGATTTATTAGAAAAATAAATATTGGATTTAAAGTAGCAGCATTATCAGCACAAGAAATGAAACCAATGTATCAAAAATTAAATTATTTAATGAGTAATTTAATGCCTGATTATGATAATAATTTAATGAGAGGACCTCTAGTAAAAATGACAGTTGGAAATTGGGTTAATGGACAAGATGGAATATTAAATTCATTATCATATACAGTACCTCAAGAATCTCCTTGGGAAGTTAACATAACAGATTCATTAAATCAAATGGTTTTACCTCATATAGTAGAAGTACAAATGACCTTTACTCCTATTGGTTCTCAAACTAATGGAGTTAATAGACCTTCACAAAAATATTTTACCATTTCTAATATTGCTCAAGCAGCAGATGGTGAATCTGATACCCCTAAATATATATCAGGAAGTATATTAGGGGCTGCAATATCTTCTGTAGGACCACCAGAACCAACATCAGCGGTTGGTAATGCTATACCAACCAAACCACCAAGTGATGAACTTTTAAAATTTCAAGAAGAAAATTTATATGTATTCGGTGGATAAAGAATTAAATATATAAAATGAATCGCTACGAGAACATATCTATATTAAAAACTGAATTTACAAATAGACCGTACTATAGAAGTACTTTCTATCCTGAAATTCCATTATTATCATCTGATGTATACGTTGTTACTAACGTAGGTGATAGGCTAGATTCT